GCCGGGCTTCGGTCAGCACGGTGAGCTTGCCGCTCATGGGATTGGCGTCACCCGCTGCCGTGGCATAGATCGCGGCCATGGCCCGTTCGGCTTCCGTCTCAAGGGCGGCGTGCACCAGCAGGAACTTGGGCGTGGCGTTGATCGGCGTCACCCCGTCCAAGCCCTTCTGCGAACGCATGGCAAGGCGGGCGTCGGACAGGGGTGCGAGATCGCCAGACGTACCGATGGGCGAGTCGCCGCTGGCCGCAAGGTTCCCATGGTCCGCATGGAACAGGCGCTTGGTGTCGTCCATGGTCGGCCCAAGCCCGCTGCCCTGAGTCAGCAGGGTCAGCAGCAGCCCGGCTTCCGTCTCGCTGGCGGACTTGCCTGCGGCGTTGCCCCAATCGCGGAACGCACCAAGGTCATCGTTGATGATGGCCTTGCGGGACAGGTTGAAAATGCCACCGTAGGTATCAAGGCCGTAGCTTTCCTTCGCTTCCCCACGGGTGACGGACTTGAGTTCACCGCTCTCCGTCACCTTGGACAGCGAGCCGACTTCGCCCAAGCGGAGTGACGTGCCCGCCCGGAAGTCGGTGCGAGTGCCCTTACGGGCAAGCTGCTTGAGGACGTTCGGCGCGGCCTGATAGCCCGCCATGAGGATACGCTGCCCGGTGCCCGTCAGAAGGTTGGGGAAATCGCTCAAGGTGTGTTGCGCGGCACGGGTGAGGATTTCTTCGTCCCTCATGCCGCGCACCGGCTCGCCACGGATTTCCAGCGCGTTGCGGGCATGGTCTACGAGCCGCATGGTGGCATAGGGCCGGGCGTCATCCTTGGGCGTGGTGCCCATCACACGGGCCGCAAGCCCATCGGCGGCACGGGTCATAATGACGGACGGATCATCGCCGGAGGGTGCCACCTGACGGACATGAAGCCCGGCAAGCTGACTGCGGCGAGTCAGCTTCGCGCTGATCGCTTCCTTGGCTTCGTCAACCGTCGCGTCCGCGTCGATCAGGTCATCCCCGAATTCGGCGGGAAGCTTTGCGGCCCGCACGAGGGCGCGAATCTGGCTTCGCGTCTTGAGCTTGTCGGCAGTGGTGTGTTCCACCGTCTCTTCAACGGTGTCTTCAATGATTTCGTTCGGCATTGGCTCGCTCCGAATAACCGCCCCTTGATCGGCGGGGATTGCAGTGAGGCTGACTTCGTGAATGGTGAGGTCAACCGGTGTACGGACGCGGGCTCCTGTTTCCCGGTCTTTCGTCTCGGCCCATCGCGTTGCGCTGTAGCCAATCGAAACTGAATTGTAGGTGCCGTCTTCAACCTTGGCCCGTGCGCTGGCGGCACTATCGGCGGAAGTCATGCGGATAGTTGCCACAAGAGCCTTGCCTTCCCGGCGGGCGCTGATCACCGTGCCCACATGGGCGTCAGGATCGCCATGGCGATGCTCAAGGATGACGGCCTTTCCCTTGAGTGCGTCGAGATTGATCGAGTCCAGGTCGAGGCGTTCTTCGTAAGCCCCACGGGCATCCTTCCGCTTCACGGCTGCACCGGTCGAGATCACCGCTTCCACTTCGCGGGTTTGAGGGTTGTAGCTGTTGGGGCGGACGGTGGCCCGCCGGGTGAGAAGATCAAGCACCGGCATTTTGTTTCACTCCGAATGAAAGCCCAAGGGTTTGCTCCCGCTTCCTGTCTGCGGAGATTTCGTCATCAAGGGATTCGATATCGAATCCACGCTCTGAAACCGCTTGGCGGCGGCTCTTGAGTCCAGCGTTGATCAACTCCGCCTCCGCTTGGGCGTCTTTGGCCGGGTCCACCCACGGCATCGCGGGCGGATACCATTCAGCGGCCATCACATCGGCGTCGAATTCGAGTTCACCGCTCAACACAGCGGACATAATGAAGCGGTCCCAAATGGGCGTGAGAAGTTGCGGAATGAGGGTGTGGAACTGAATCTGTTCAACCCGCTGGCGGAAGCTCACAAGGGCGGCGCGAAGGCTGCTATAATTCGCTTGGCGGAGATCGCCGTCCAGAAGGTGAGCGGGAACGCCCAAGCCCGCTGCGATGGCCCGCAATTGATGCTGCACAAACTCAATCGACTGTTGCGCCTGTTGCGGGCTGGAAAATTTAATGTCGTACCCATTGGGAAGTACACGGAGTGTGCCGGGCTCTAGGCCATCGGTGAGAATATTTCCGGCTTGAGTGCCGTCAAACGGAATGGTGCCAGTGCCGTTCATGTCGGTGAGGAAGCCCGCATGCATCGCCGCGACTTTGACTCCCACAAGCAAGGCGTCTTCGAGTTGATCCAACTCCCCAAGCCGCAACAGCACAGGTGCAAGCCAACTCATTCCCCGGACTTGACCATGGCTGACGAAAAGGTGAATCATGTCTTCGGCGGGAACGCGAACCGGGTTGCCGTAGGTGGGGAATAGATCAGTTGCACGGGCCGGGCGTACCCAATAGGCAACGACTCGTTCGCTGGCGTCGAATTCAATGCCTGCGATGATCCGGCGTCCGTCGCCAAGCTCAACCGTATGGCTGGAGTCGATCAACTCCGGTGCGATCAACCGGAGCTTCAACCCGTCTTCCGTTTGAATGAGTTGCAGGAAGGACTCGCCGTCAATGATCATGCCGCGAACAGCTTGGGCTTGCAGCCCATAGAAGTCCGTCCGCCCATCGGCATCGCAGCGGGCGGCCCATCGACGGAAGGCCGCCGCAATGGCGCGGCGGGTGTCACGGTTCGGGTGTTGGGACGCTGGCGTGATGCCCGCTCCCACGAGTGCCGTCACCCATGCCGCAACACCGTTTGCAGCATGGGCATTGTTCTCCGCGAAGTGCCGCGCACGGCCACGGACAGCCGGTGCGGCGGCGTTCACTTCGGAATTGAAGGCACCGAACGTCGATTGCCGCCAATTCTCGAACCGCTTGCCGGATGCGCCTTCATAGGACCGCTTGCGAAAACGATTGAGCAGGTTGCGGGCATAGGTGAGCATGGCTAGTTGAGCTTCCGGCGTTCGCTGAACAGCCGCTTGAAGATCGGCACCAAGTTGATGAAGATACTTCCACGCGGAATCCAGCCGGTCGACTCGTCGGGGAAGTCAGTGGCGCTGACTTGGCTGTCATAGATAGCTCCTGCGGCCCGTCGCTCGCCGGATTGGTCATGTCGCATGAAGCGGAACTCAAACAGAGGCCAATGGCCCGCTCGCCAAAGGGCCAAGCCGTAGTGCATCGGCGTCTTGGCGGGATACGAGTTGACGAATTCAACCTGTTCCTTGGTGGACAGATTGTTGTAGTCATCGGGAGCCGTCCAAGCCCCCATGGAGAGTGCGGCGGTGCCCATCAAGTCGCGGTCTGCGATCTGCATGAGCGTCAGTTCGCTCAACACCTTCGCCGTTGCTACGGCGGCTTCGTCATAGAAGCGAGCGGAAGTCTTGCCCCTACTGGCGCGGGCAGTCGGGTGAATCAACTCCCGCTTGATAAAGCCCTGCACCTGAAATCTCGCCTTCGTTCCTTCAAGGCCGGGCTCCGAAATGAGGTCGATCATTTCGTCAAAGTTGTAGTAGGGCAAACCCTCTGGCATGGCAGACTCCTGTGAAAACCAGCGCAACATATTGAAAACGAGTCTAAATTGTCAATGAGAATCTATTAAAGTACATTGACCTTTAACTGAAATCGTGCCAAACCCGCGATTGTCCGGGGTTTTCGTCATGCCTCCGGACAGGTTGATGGACTGCAAGCCAGCCGGGTGACGGGTTGTTTCCTACCGTCACCCGGCACCTATCCGGAGATTGCATCGTGAGTTTCGAAGGCAGCAGACCGGTCGATTTGGCCACTTGCGGCCCCATCATCCCCTACACGGAAGCCGTTGAGTCGCTGAGGCGCATTCATCCCCGGATGGACCGCCTCTTGGCCGCTCCGCTGTTCACGAGCCTCATTTGGTTCAAGAGCGATTTCAGGAAGACGTACTATGTCCGTGAGAGCGACATGCCCACGGCTAGGGTGAAGGCCCGTGAATGGTTTGAGAGCGCCGAACGTCGCGAACGTATGAGCCGGATGACCGTGAAGGAGTTGATTGGCTAATCGCCCAATCGACTTGGACGTGATACGCTCATTCCAGCCGGGAGTGATTCATGCTGGATGGAATTTCGTTTGGAATCGTAAAAGATGTTGTGCTTTTCGCTCTCGCCATTTGGGGAGCGGGACTCTCAACCTACAGCTTCCTGTCTGCGAAACGAAAAGACGCGCGCTCAATAGCCGTGAGGCAATCCACCGTGATGCACACTTTCGGCTCGTCGCTTGGTCCCCCAATAGCACGACTTGAAGCCATCAACACGGGGCACCGCGTTGTGACGGTTTCCACACTTACATTTGAAACTTCCACAGGCGGTCGCATCTTCCCTTTAACCGACAATCGATTTGTGGGGATGAAGGACACGCCACTGCCCACCACTCTAGGTGACGGGCAATCGGCACAGATGCACCTTTCTTACGAGGAAATCGCAGACGCCCTAATATCGAACGGAAAAGTGGGCAAAGTGTCAATAACGCCGATCTGCGTCGACTCAACGGGTGGCGTCCATCGCGGCGAAGTGTGGCACGTTGACACTGACGAATTGACTAGGATGGGACGCGCGGGTTGAACCATGAATGACTCGGAAAAAGACTTGCTCATGCGCATGGGGGCTTGCCTCTTGCTAGTACAGCAAACGGAATCGATACTCCGATTCTGCCTTACATTTGTTCTTCAAAAGCAATCACCTTTGACTCTTGAAGTGCTTGAGAATCAGAGATCGGCGGAAAGGAAGAAGACGCTCGGATACTTTTTGACTGAACTTCGCAAGAGAGCCGATTTGGATGAAGGTTTTGATCTTCTGCTTTCCGATTTTCTTACTCGCCGAAACCAATTCGTGCACAACATCACCGAATTGGAAGGTTGGGATCGTTCGACGGAGTCCGGGCGGAAAGTAGCACTCAATTTTGTGAATATACTCACTCGGCAGGCTGTAAAAATCTCCCAGATACTATCAGGATTGATGATGGCATGGCAGGAGCAAGCCGGACTAGATGTGCCCACTTCAAAAGAAATGGAAGACTTGGCCGGAAAGTATCGCGACCATGTGGATTCGATCTTCTTTGAAAAAGGGACGTGACTTTAGAAAGTGACTTTCATAGGTCCGCCAGTTGAGGGTAACAAACACTTGGCGGGAACCAAGATTTGCGTGGTTCGCCCGCTTTCTTCGTATGCGCAGATGATTTCACCGTTGGAGTGTGTGCCAAGGACTTTGAGTCCTTTGATGTAGACGGGCGTTCCGCGTTCGAATTTCAAGGATGCCTCCTACCGATTCAACCACTTGGATTTGATCACGGTAGGCATTGCAGGTGCAAGCATTTTGGTTGAAGCAAGCTCCGCTTCACGCCGGTCAAGGTTGAGCGTGAGCAGATGACGGGCGGCAAGCCCATAAATGACGCAATCCAAGGCTTCGGCGCGGACGCCGGGCTTGCGCTCGAAGCGGCGCATGGGTTGACCGCGCACGTAACGGACCACGCGCCGCTCGCTCGTAAGCTGGTTGAACCATTCGGGCTCAAGCGACTTCGAGAAGCGGACGGTGCGCCCGCTGGCGAGGCGGGTGAGCAGTTGGGCCTTGAGGGTATCCACGCCCACGAGGAACAGCGGCGCACCCTTGGCCTGACTCTTGGCGATGGCCGGGCGGATGCCAGCAACACCCTTGCCCGCCATGATGCGGCGGCCAAAACGCGGACGGCAGAAGTTGTAGACGATATCGGTGACTCCGCCGTCGCCGCTGTCAATGATGGCCGAGTCCAGGCGGAGGGTGCCGCCGTTCGGGTGCGGCCATGAGGACTTCAACAGTTCATCCAGTTCAAGCCAGATGTGTTCCTCAACCGGGCGGCCCCAAATGACCGCGTGATTGAGGACTAGGATTTCATCGCGGGAGTGCCCAAGGAAGGTGACTTCAATCCGGTCATCCTGCACGTCAACGCCAGCCGTCACCATGAGCACTTCCGGCGGGATGGCCTCAAGGCCGAAGTCTTCGGCACGGGCGGCCAAGGCCGAGTCGTCTAGTTCCTCGGCAGATTCCCGCCAGCCCTGCCCTAAGATTGTATTGATGAAAGTCTGCAACTGGTCCGGGTGTGACTTGGCGGCAAGGAACTCTTCGGCCAGCCGTCCCCATGAGGCATTTGCCAGCGCGGACACGAGGGCGTTGAGCCGGAATCCGGCATGGCGGTTTGCCGGGCTTGCGGTGGCCCGCCAGCGGCCTTGGGCCACCATGGCGGGCTTGTGCCGCTCCGGCACGAGGTCGCCACAGGACGGGCAGCGGAAGGCGGCGGTGTGCGGCTTGTCCGGTTCCCATTCGATCATTCCCCACAGGATTTCCGTGAAGGTGCCACAGGACGGGCAAGGGCACTCGTACACCCGCATGTCGGACAGGGCGTAGGACCGGAGCACGTTCGAGGTTTCTTCGATAGTGGGGGTGCTGCCAAGGATGATCTTGCGATTAGCGAAGGACAGGGTGCGGCGCTCGCCCAAGGTGATCGGTGAGCCTTCGGCGGTGGCCTCCATGCCGTCCGCCTCATCGATTAGCAGGACGCGGGCGGTGTGGCGGCGAAGGTTGCGGGGTGCTTTGGCGGCCACCACCTTGAGGCTTCCCCCGGCAAAGCGGCGGGACAGGAGGGTGTTGCGGCCCGACTCGTCCGCTTCCGCTGACAACAGCCCATGAAGGGTTGGGGTCGCTTCGAAGATCGGCTCAAGGTCGCTCACCACATAGTCCCGGCAATCGGCTTCCGTGGGCAGCAAGGCGAGAATGGGGGAAGGTTCATTGGCGACATAGGAGCCGATTGCGCCGGTCAGCAGAGTCGTGAATCCCACGCGCACGGATTTTACCAGTGTCACCCGTTCAATCTCAGGGTCCGAAATCGCGTCGGCAATCTCGCGTTGATAGGGCCACAGAGTCACCTTGCCCGGAATGGCGCTCACGGATTCCGGCAACCGCATTTCGGCTTCGATCCATTCGGACAGCTTGAGACGCGGCGGCGGGATCAAGGCCCGCATGGCGCGGCGGCGGACAGCGGCGACTTCACTGCCCATCGCCAAGTTCCTGCAACACGTCGCGCACTTCCCGGTCAATGGCGGCAACATCGGCAACCGTCAGATGATTCATGCGCTGTTGAACGCGGGACGGCAACGCCAAGAGCGCAGCGCGGAGTCCACGCAACACGTCCGCCCATTCCCGCTCCACTTCGGCGGCATCCAACAGCGCACCGCGAAGCTTGGCATTCTTGATGGCGAGTGCGTCAGCCGCTTCGCGGGTCTGGCGGACGCGCTCTTGTGTCAGCGTGTCAGCATCGGCCCGCTTGTGGATCGACTTCAAATAATTCCGAACCGAGTCCCTGAGCGCATATTGCCCATGGCCGGTGCGGATCACGATTTCCCGGCGGGACAGTTCATAGACCATGCGCCGACTGCGCTGCC